TCCGATATTAGTAAAGAAATACTTAGTAAAAATGGTAATGTTACTGGTTGGTACAGTAATATAGAAACAGGTAAAAACTTTCCTACAGAGGAGACTATCAAACCTATTACAAAGCATTTAGGTTTTACTATGAATGACCTAGTTCCTAAATTCTTCAATCAAAAGAACTGTCATTCGGTATGGCAATATGAGTTTGATTCAAAGAAACTTGGACACTTGACACCTAAACCAATTGAATTACTTAAGAATGTCATCCATCATTGTACTGAGGAGGGCGATGTAGTCCTTGATTGCTTTGGTGGTAGTGGTAGTACAGCAGTAGCTTGTGTTGAGACAAACCGTAATTACATATTGATAGAGAGAGAAGAAAAGTATATTGACATATCAAAAGAAAGAATAAGTAATGCAGTTCCGAAACTGTCACAAGACATTGATACACCACTCACAAGAGTGCTATAATATAGACATCTAAAGAATACTAATGCAACTAAGACCACATCAAGAGCAAGCAATCAAATCAATGACAGACCACGACAAAGGACAAGTAATTGTTCCTACTGGTGGTGGTAAGACCATCTGTATGATTATGGATGCTGTCAAGCAGTTGGAAGATTATGGCACAGTTGTAGTCGTTGCACCACGCATACTACTTGCAGAGCAACTATGTAAAGAGTTTATGGAAATCATTGATAAGAAATACAATGATGTAGATGTGATGCACGTTCATAGTGGTAAAATCAAAGGTATGTTCAGCACCACTAATCCACTTGAGATACAGGGATTTGTTGAGCAGAACTTAGTAAATTTCTTCAGTAGAACTATTATATTTACAACTTATCATTCACTACACAGGATTGAAGAAAGTGGTATTATGGTTGATACTATCTACTTTGATGAAGCACACAACTCAGTACAGAAAAACTTTTTCCCTGCTACCGATTACTTCTCACAGTATGCAGGTAGATGCTATTTCTTTACAGCAACACCAAAGCATAGTCGTTCTCCTGAGAAAGCAGGTATGAACTGGATAGAGGTGTATGGTGGTGTGATATGTCAAGTACCTGCACCAAAGTTAGTCAAGCAGGGTTACATACTACCACCTAAAGTCAAGGTGTATCGTTCAAGAATACTCAAGAAAGATGAGTTAGTTGCTGATAGAGACAATGAGCAAATGATAGGTGCGATTGACAATCTTGACAAGAATAAAGTATTGATATGTGCCAAGTCAACAAAACAGATTGTTGCACTTATATCACAGACAGATTTCGTTCAGCAACTTGCTATTCGTGGTTACTCTTATATGTTTATCACAGCAAAGACAGGTGCTATGATTGATGGAGAGAAGGTTGACAGAGAGACTTTCTTTGATACACTTAATGAGTGGGGTAGGACAGACAAAAAGTTTGTTGTATTGCATCACAGCATACTCTCAGAGGGTATTAATGTCAATGGTCTTGAAGCAGTATTGTTTATGCGTTCAATGGACTACATAGGTATTAGTCAGACTATTGGTAGAGTTATTCGTAAGGGCGATGCAGACAAAGTATTCGGACTTGTATGTGTACCAGTTTACTCTAATGTTGGTATTACTACCGCAAGAAAGGTTGAAGCAGTAGTTGATACTATCTTCAACAAAGGACAGGCTGCTACAACAGTTATTACACGATGATTAACATTCCATTCTCATCTGAATTTTATACAGTTTTCCCTGCACCTAATTCAAATGATTTAATATCTAAGATTGATGATGTATATAATACTCAACAAGTAGATAATGATTTCTTTGAGTGGGGTAGATATTGTAAAGTTGATAGGATACCACTTATATGGCAAGACTTTCTTGATTTGTTCAAACCAAGTTTAGAATTACTATCTGAAAAATTGAATAAAAGTTTTGATTATACAATGTATGACCCTTGGCTAAATTTATATAAGAGAGGTTATTATCAAGAGATTCACGACCACGCAGGTCTTGATATATCAAGTGTATTCTTTGCAAATGATGGAATTGATTTTGGAAAATTCTTTTTTGTTGACAGACACTCCTGTAATTTTTCAGAGGAGTATGAGGATTTAATATCTTATACAAATCATCATCAACCATCTGTAAAGAGAGGAGATATTATTTTCTTCTCAAGTCATCTTTTACATGGTGTTAGTTCTCACGAAAACGATGAGATAAGAAAAACATTATCAGTAAATTTTAAATTAAACAAAACACAATGAGTAAAATAGTATTAGTTACAGGTGGATTTGACCCAATACACTCAGGTCACATTTCATACTTCAAAAATGCAAAAGAATTATATCCTAATACTCCATTATGTGTTGGTCTTAATTCAGATGAGTGGTTAATCCGTAAGAAAGGAAAGTATTTCCTACCGATGAAAGAAAGGAGAGCAATAGTTAAAGAACTTAAACCAGTAGATTTGACGATTACTTATGATGATACAGACAACTCATCTAATATGGCAATCTTTAAGTGTTTACAAATGTATGATAAAGTGATATACTGTAATGGAGGAGACAGAGTTAACACCAATGTGCCAGAGTATCTTAAATTCCAAGAGAATGAGAGAGTTATCTTTGAGTGGGGTGTTGGTGGCGATGATAAAATGAATAGTAGTTCGTGGATTTTGAATGAGTTTTTAAAACGATGAAAGATACAATTTTATTTGGTAACTGTCAAGACACACTAAAAGAATTTGCACCAAAGAGTGCAAGAACTTGTGTGACATCTCCACCATACTACGGATTGAGAGACTATGGAACTGCTACTTGGATAGGTGGCGACCCTAATTGTAATCATAGGAGAGATAGTAAAGTTAAACCAGAGAATTGCAACACAGGACATAAAAATCATGATGAAATGTATGGAGTGGGGGATGCAATATACAAAACTGTTTGCCCTAAGTGTGGTGCTGTTAGACAAGATAGTCAGATAGGACTTGAAGAAACACCAGAAGAATATATTGAAAATCTTGTATCTGTTTTTAGATCAGTTCGTGATGTGATGACTGATGATGGTACATTGTGGTTAAACATAGGTGATAGTTATTACAACTATAGACCTGGTAAAGGACAAGCATTACCAAAACAAACTGTAAGTAAAACTAAACAAGATCTACCTGACACATGTGCTAAGAGAGGTAACAAACTAGATGGTCTTAAAGAGAAAGATTTGATAGGAATACCATGGATGTTAGCATTTGCATTGCGTGCAGATGGATGGTATCTGAGACAGGATATTATATGGCATAAACCTAATCCTATGCCTGAGTCTGTTAAGGATAGGTGTACTAAATCACACGAATATATTTTTCTACTTTCTAAAAATCGTAAATACTATTATAATAATGAAGCAATTAAAGAACCCGTCAAGCAAGACTGGGGTACAAGAGACCGCAGTAAAGGTAAGTACCATAATCCTGGCACTGGCTTGGTTCCTCATAGTGGGTTATCCAAGTCTTACACTACTAAAAACAAACGGGATGTTTGGACAGTAACAAATAAACCATATAAGGGAGCACATTTTGCTTGCTATCCACCTGAGTTAATAGAACCATGTATAAAAGCAGGAAGTGAAGAAGGTGATATTGTATTAGATCCATTTATGGGATCAGGAACAACAGCAATTGTTTCTAAATCGTTAAATAGACATTATATTGGTTGTGAATTGAATGAAGATTATGGTAAACTTCAAAAGAAGAGATTAAGTGAGAAATCATTTGCGAGGTTAAAACTAGAATGACAGAAAGAATAGAAGAAACAATACTTCGCAATCTAATATACAATGAACAATACTATCGTAAGGTAGTGCCATTTATAAAAGCAGACTATTTCCAAGAGTACCATGAAAAAATTGTATTTGAAGAGATTGCTGACTTCGCTGCTAAGTACGATAAAGTACCTACTAAAGAAGTCCTCACAATTAATCTCCAGAATAGAGGAGACCTTACAGAAGAGACATTCAAAGATTCAGTACAGGGAATAAATTCTCTATCTGATGAGTGGGTGGATTATGACTGGTTGTTAGATGCCACAGAGAAGTGGTGTCAAGATCGTGCTATATACTTAGCACTCATGCAGTCTATTAAGATCGCTGATGGCGGAGACAAAAAGTTCACAAAGGGTGCTATACCCAGTATTTTACAAGATGCTTT